GGTGGACGTTCTTTGGGTACTTTATGGAATCTGGTGAATGCCTGTTCAATACAGTTGTTGGAATCCGGTCAAAAAAGGCAAAAGGTGAACGTCTGGATAAATGGGAAAAGAAATTCTATCACGATAATAAGAACATTATTGATATAAAAACACGTCTCAGCGAAGAGGAGCAAGCTTATAAAGATGCGCTGAATGAGATGTTAAACCTCAAATAGTTAGGAGGTGGACGCATGGCTGCTGATGGCTCAGTCATTATTGATACCAGAATGGATACAACCGGTGTCCAAAATGGCGTATCAGCTATAAAACAGTCATTTAACGGCCTTGGAAGTGCTGTAAAAAAAATCGGTCTGTTAATTGGTGGGGCTTTTGCTGTTGGTAAATTGGTACAGTTTGGAAAAGAGTGCGTGGAACTTGGCTCTGACCTCGCAGAAGTGCAGAACGTGGTCGATGTTACATTTACCACCATGTCGGATAAGGTGAACGAATTCGCAAAGAATGCCATGACCTCAGCCGGACTGTCAGAAACCATGGCAAAAAGGTATGTCGGTACGTTCGGAGCAATGTCTAAGTCGTTCGGATTCTCAGAAGCACAGGCTTACGACATGTCAACGGCTCTAACACAGTTGACTGGTGACGTAGCATCATTCTATAACATCAGTCAGGACTTGGCTTATATTAAGCTGAAATCAGTGTTTACGGGCGAAACGGAAACACTCAAGGACCTCGGCGTGGTAATGACCCAGTCGGCACTTGACCAATATGCACTTGCAAATGGCTACGGCAAGACCACATCTGCAATGACTGAACAGGAGAAAGTTGCTCTCCGCTTTGCTTTTGTGCAGGAACAGTTATCAGCCGCATCTGGTGACTTCATTCGTACTTCTGACAGCTGGGCGAACCAGGTGCGAGTGATGCAGTTGCAGTTGCAGTCCCTCAAGGCAACAGTCGGACAAGGGCTGATTAATATTTTTACACCTGTTCTGAAAGTAATCAATATTCTTCTCGGCAAACTGGCGACTCTGGCAAACGCATTTAAGTCATTCACGGAGCTTATTACTGGCAAGAAATCTTCCGGTCAAACGAGCGGAAGTGGAGCGGGTCTTGCCGGAACAGACGCGATCGCAGATACAGCGGACCAGTATGGACAGGCGGCAGATAATGCAGAGAAACTGGCAGATGCCACGAACGACAATGCAAAAGCAACAAAAAAAGCGAATAAGGAAACCAAAAACTATCTTTCGTCACTTGATGAAGTTCACAAAGTCACATCTACTGGCAGCAATTCATCTTCCACACCATCTTCATCTGGTGGAAGTGGTGGAGCAGGTAACAGTGGCCTTCCGAGTTCAGTTGGTAATGTGGACTACGGCAATCTCGCAGAAGGCGAAACCGCACTTGACAAGATTAGCGATTCCGCAAAGAAACTTGCTGACCTGCTCAAGAAACTCTGGAAACCATTCCAGGACGCATGGAAAAAAGAGGGTAAGAATACCATTAATGCAGCAAAAGTCGCACTTGATGGACTCAAAAAGCTCGCTGTAAGTGTAGGTAAAAGCCTTGTAGAGGTCTGGACAAATGGCACAGGCACAACGATGCTTACGACCATGCTGAGGATTGCTCAGAACGTGCTTAAAACTATCGGGAATATTGCATCCGGTTTTGCGGATGCGTGGAATAAGAACAATGTTGGAACGCAGATCATACAGAACATTGCAGACGCCCTTGTGGTGGTTATGCAGTTTGTTGAAAAAATCGCAGAGGATACAGCAACATGGGCGGCGAACTTGAACTTTTATCCGTTACTAGAATCCATCAGTAACCTGACCAGTACCTTTGCGCCAATTCTGGAATCTATCGGAAATGTTCTTGAATGGATTTATAACAATATTGTTCTCCCAATGCTGAAATGGCTGATTGAAACAGGAATTCCGACAGTGATTAACCTAGTGTCTGATTTGGCTGGATTCTTTGCAGATCATCAATCAATCATTGAAGCATTTGGCGCAGCTCTGATCGGAGCATTTGCGGCAGCGAAGATTGCAGGCTTAGCTTCGAGAATCGCAGGAAGTATAACGACAGTAGCGAGTTTTATAAAAGGCCTTATTGCACTTATGACTGGTTCTAGTGGCATTATGGGAGGAATTAAAGCTATTGCAACGGCTATCGGACCGGGCGGAATTTTTATAGCAGCAATAACGGCTTGCATTGCAATTGGCGTATTACTGTACAAAAACTGGGACAAGATTAGAGAAGTTGCGGGGGAAGTATGGGATTGGATTAAAAATAAAACATCAACATTTGTCAACGCTATAAGCTCTAGTCTTAAGAATCTCGCATCTAAAATTGTGACGATTTGGGATAATGTCAAATCCAGCGCATATCAAAAATGGACTGCAATTTGGTCAACAGTAGGAAATCTTGTTGAGAGAATTAAAAACGGTATAGTGGAAAAATTTACATCAGCCAAAAATAAGGTTGTCGATATATTTGGTGGAATCAAAGATACTATTCGAAACATATTGAACAAGGTCATTGGCATTGTAAATAGCGCAATTGGAACTGTCAACAGTGCAATTGGTGGCATTGAATCCGCATTCTCTTTTGGCCCGTGGGAAGTGCCTACACCGTTCGGCAAGAAAACAATCGGATTTAGTGCAACATTTCCAAGAGTTCCAACAGTTCCATATCTAGCTAAAGGTGCAGTTATCCCGCCAAGGAGTGAGTTTTTAGCCGTATTGGGTGACCAGAAGCAGGGTAATAACATCGAAACACCAGAAGCACTGCTCAGAAAGATTGTTCGTGAAGAATCTGGCGGACAGCAGAGTGGTGGAAATTATCGTTTTACTGCTCAGATTAACCGAAGAACAGTATTTGATGAAATTATCGAAGAAGCAAAGTTAAGACGTGATACAAGCGGTAGAAACCCGTTTGAACTGGCATAGGAGGTGGAAGCGTGGCAACTATTCCAAAAGGCATAACAGAACGATACAAGATGAATGGGGCTTCCATCTATCAGCCAGATAAAGATATGGGATATAACCTCGAAACAACTTATTCAGAAGGTAGTAACCGTACGCAGTTCGGAAAAGCGTTGTTAACTCCATTGTTTACAGTCGAACAGTATAGCTATGAAGCATCAAACGTTCCAGTTATAGAAGCAAACAAAATTCTCAAAATTATCGCAAAAGGAAAAACTTTCAATTTGTACCATTGGTCGCTTTATCACATGGCATGGAGAACCGACCCATTTTATGTTGGAAAAGCAAGCCTAACTATTGGAGAAATATCTCCAGACTTAAAATTTGTATCAAAAATATCTTTTAACATGCAGGGGGTGAATCCACTTGATTAATGTATCTGATGCGTTCAAACAAAAACTACAGGACGGAGAAAGAGTCTGGCAGGAAGTGGAAATCACCTTTCCTGACGGAACTGTAAAAACAGTCAAAAATGAAATCATGGGCGAAAACTGCACCTTTTCCGATTGTGCAGAAAGTAGCAGCTTTCCGATTGGCTGCGTTGTTTGTAAATCCATGACATTGGAGTTGGACAACACTTCCGACCAGTGGAAAAACTATAATTTCTACATGGCAAAAGTTCATGCGTATCTTAAAATGCAGACCTCTGTAGCAAGTTCGGCTACAACAGATGAATTGCTGGATGAAAACTATGAGCCAATTCTTGACCAGAGTGGCGGTGCGATTCTGGCAACAAAAGCAGCGACAGAAGACAGAGTCGAAACCATTGATAAAGGTATTTATACAATTACGACACCAGAACAATATGGCGAAATCCTTAGTTTTACCGCTTTGGACGATATGTATAAAACGAACGCAACTTATATATCTCATCTGGTTCTGCCACAGTCAATAGAGACTCTTGTTAGAGATGCGTGTGAGACTCTTGGTATTCCGTCAGAAGTCTCCATGGCTCATGGAAATCTGATCGTGTCAGAGATTCCGGAAAACATGACGTTTCGTCAGTTGTTCGGATGGGCAGCAATGCTTGAGACTGCGAACGCTCGCCTGGACAGCAGAGGATACTTGCGATTTATCAGATGGGATTTTTCCAATGTACAAGAAGATTACAACGCAGTAGTGGACGATGATGGAAATGTAACATTTAAAGGCGGCGCAAGTATTGACTCAGAAAGTTTTATCAGTCCGACAGGGAACTGGACAATTGATAGTGATGGATTCTTGACACTGATCGAATCAGTAGCTGACACATCCGAAAAGCTCAAAGACTTTTTTACAAGTCCAACCGTTTCTAGTGATGATATTGTGATTACTGGAATCAAGCTAAAAAATAGAGAAAATGAAGCCATGTACGGAAGCACAGGATATGTTCTTGAATTGGAAAACGACCTTGTTGCGGATTCGGACTTGGACACGGTAGCTGCTCAAATCGGTGATTCCATAATTGGAGCTAAATTCCGTAACATGTCGGGAGAACTTGCATATAATCCACTCATTGAGTTTGGAGATATGGCATATACTTACGACCGCAAGTGGAATAGGTATATCACTCCACTGACAGACGTTTCCTGTTTCGTTAATGGAAAGACCACTGTAAAAACTCAAGCCGACGACCCTATCAGAGGGCAGAGCAAGTTCCAGTCAGAATCCACTAAGGCAATCGTAGAGGCAAGACGACTTGTTAAAAAAGAACAATCAGCTAGAGAAAAAGCAGTAAAGAAATTAGAAGAAACCTTAAAAAATTCTTCTGGATTATATGAAACATCAGTCACACAGGAAGATGGCAGTACTATCACATATCTGCATGACAAGCCTACACTCGCAGAATCAAAAAATGTAATTAAATTCACAGCAGAAGCCATTGGCGTATCCAATGATGGTGGTAAAACATATCCTTACGGTTTTTTTCTGACAGGCGATTTGATAGCAAAAATTCTGTACGCACATGGTATCAATGCTGATTATATTGACACAGGCGCACTGACTGTCAGAGATAGTGATGGAAACATAATCTTCCAGGTTGATATGGATACCAAAAAAGTAATAATCAGTGGTGATTCAGTTGTTATCGGTGGCAAAACAGCCACAAAAGCATTATCCGATAATCTTCAGGAGAGCAAAGATTATTCAGATGGTAAATTAGCTGATTACGCTGACACAGTAACAGGTTCATTGGCTGGATTACAAGCACAGATTGATGGACAGATTGAGTCCTTCTTCTATGATTACGAACCGTCTTTACAGAACAAACCGGCTTCTGAATGGACAAGCACAGAAGAACGCAAAAAGCACGAAGGTGATCTTTTTTACTGGAAGAGCACTGGCTACGCGTATCGGTTTATGCAGGACGGTGCAACATGGAAATGGCAGATGATTCAAGACAACGACATTTCCAAAGCACTTGCACAAGCTGAGAAAGCGCAAGATACCGCAGACGGCAAGAGAAGGACGTTTGTTATACAGCCTTCGCCGCCGTATGATATCGGAGATTTATGGTCTCAAGACGGCGGAGATATCCTCACTTGTGTTGTAGCAAGAGCAAAAGGAAGTGTGTATGCGTCATCTGACTGGAAGAAACTGAATAAATATACTGATGATACCACAGCAAACAAAGCTCTTGAAGCAGCAGCTCTTGCTAAAAACATGACTTTGCAGCTATCAAACGATATGCAGACGATCACATCTGACGCAGACGGAAACATTCCGGTATTTCCAACAGTGACAACTACAGCGAAAGTTATGTACGGCTCGTCAGATATCACAAATGATTGTAGCTATACCATTACAAAATCAGACAGTGTAACCGGCTCTTGGGATGTAGATACGCATACTTACACTGTCACAGGCTTGAGTGCAGACAATGGATGGGTGGATATTAAGGCAACGTACCTGATTAATCTTTCTATAACGAAGAGATTTACGATTTCCAAGCAGAAATCAGGGAAAAACGGAAAACAGCTTTATACATGGAGAAAATACGCATCCATGCCGGATGGCTCTGATATGAGTGATAGCCCATATTATGTAAAACTTCTGGACAGCGCCGAAAGTCCCATACTGGACAGTGCCGGGGATGAAATCTATACAGTCACAGAAGCAATCTATGTTGGAATTGCTGACAATAAAACTACAGAAACACCGTCTGATAATCCGAAAGATTACATTTGGAGCCGTTTTCGCGGCGAAGACGGAGCGGATGGAATTGGCATTCCGGGAGAGAACGGAGAAACTTCTTACATCCATACCGCTTATGCAAATAGTATTGACGGAACTGTGGATTTTTCCACAACTGATACAGATAGAATTTACATTGGTCATTATTCCGATTTCGAAAAGACGGACAGTGCAGACCCAGCGAAATATACATGGGCGAGAATGCGTGGAGAAGACGGGCCTCCAGGAAGAACGTATTACCTGAGAGCCAACGCAGGAGTCCTGATGATGGGACAGGATAAGAAAATAACTCCTAATCCATTCAAGGTTCATGCGTATTACAGAGATGGACAGGGTGATGAAGCAACTTTTAAAACCTGGTGGGTAGTAGAATACAGCAAAAATTCCGGAAAAACATGGACAAAACTGGCCTTTAATGTACAGACCAGTGGAATAACTATTAATCCAGATAGCTATTCTCTTGGTGCTGACGGAATGATACGTGCAACAATTTATACGGATTCCGGAAGAACTAAAATCGCCGATCAGCAGACATGGCAGGTTGCTGTTGACGTTGGCATGCTTACGCAGGAGCAGATTGTTGAGATATTGTCCAATGACGGAGAATTTAAAGGTCTCTACTATCTGAATGGACATCTGTACATCAGTTTAGACGCATTGATGGGAAACGCCGCAATTCTAGGTGGAGCCAAAAACGGCAACGGATACCTAAAGATTAAAGATAAAAAAGGCACCGTGAAGGGACTGATAGATTACTCAGGCTACACTGCATTTACAAGCTATGAAGAAAATTCTACGCGCATGAAATATACAGGAATTTGTTTTTCAGATACTGGAATAAATCCTGTTAGTGCCGAAAAATACTTTAGCAGCACTGCGGACATTGAATACGTTGAAACGGCGTGGGGAATCGACTGGACTGCCGAAGAGCTTAATATTAGTGCAACAGAAGTATCGGCTGATACCGGTACATTTGGAGATTTAACTGTTACTAATTCTGCATCTTTTGCAAAATCGCCAAAGATAGAAAACATGGAGTATACGACATCATCAAATACTATTTGTTGGGATGGACGTACAGGATACAAACAGCTGATGCTGAAATCTTCATCCTCGAAACGCTATAAAGATATTGGAAACAATATTGCAGAACAAGAAATTGAAGAATGGTACAATATCGAACCAACATGGGCGAAATATAAAGAGGGATATCTAGTTAAAGGGGACGAGAATGAAGGAAGATATATCCCGATGTTTATTGCTGAGAATGTAGAAGCATTCTTTCCGGAAGCTACTCGGCATCAAAACGGACTTGTTGAGGACTGGAATGAGCGTATCATGATTCCAGCAATGTTTGCAATGATAAAAAGCCAGAAAAAACAGCTTGACCGACAGAAAGAATTAATTAATCAGCTTTACGAAAAGCTCAATATAGAAAAGGAGAACTAAAATGGCAAAATTTAACGAATATCCAGTAAAAACAAAGCCAGCGGACACGGATACCTTTTTAGCGTATGATACATCTGAAGAATCAAATAAGCAGGTCACAATGCAGTCTATAGCGGAAGCGATATTATCCAGAATGTCTCACAATATCCCACGCCTTGTGCCAAAAGACATCACTTCGTACTACAACGATGGCTCACTGTGGAAACGCCTTAATGGAACAGGCGGATATTCTCTCTTTGAAGATATCTACGTTGGCGACTACATCAAAATGAGCCGCGCAATCTCAGCGCCGAATCCAGATAGTACGTTACAGTTGACAGGCTCACAGTACGTTACGATTGCCGGAATTGATTCCCTGTGGGGTAACGGAGATAATATCTCAATGGATTATCACCATCTCGTCATGGTTCCGGGACAGGGATTTGGTGGTACACAGCATTTTGGCAGAAGCCGAATGAATCCGACAAATACCACTGTTGGCGGATATAAAGGGTCAGAAATGAACACGAAAGTGATTGGGAATGTTGCAACAGCTGGTTCTACTTCCGCAGGAGCAACCATCAATCAACAGCTTTTCGCAGAATTTGGTTCTCATCTAAAAACCACCAGAGAACTGGTAAGCAAAGCTATCAATGCCAGCGGATACAACCGTTTTGGTACGTCTGGCGGCTGTTCAAATGATTGGGAATGGATTTCTGCGCAAGCAATTCTACTGAGCGAAGTCGAGTTATATGGCTCAATTGTATGGAGTTCATCTGCTTATGATACAGGGAATGCGAATCATCAGCTTGAATTGTTTAGACACTCTAAACAGGCAGTGAATAAACGCAGTGCGTGGTTCTGGCTAAAAGATGTAGCCTCGGCGTCGCATTTCTGCTATTGCAACAACTATGGCAATGCGGGCTACAGCTACGCGTCGCTTGCCGGCGCCTATGTGCGTCCACGCTTCGTAATCGCAGCGTAGCGGAATCTGGAACTGGATGGTCAATAAATTGACAAATGCAGTAATCAATAACTTGCAGACTTCAAACAAGACTGTAGTGAGGGCTCTTAATGAATTAAATAGTAACGCTAAAAACACCTCATTCAAAGGAAATATTAAGAGAGTATCATTCAGATCTGGTGGCACTGGATTAAAAAATATTTACATTGATTTTTTTCAGGAAGACAATTCCAGATCGACTTTAGCATTCTTTACCGACGGAGAAAACGCAATCGGATTTTATGAGGGCGACACCAACATTTGGAAGCTTACAGTGAAATAATTTTTTTAGTAACTTGCAGTTTAGTTAACTAAGGACTTTGAAAATTTCATAAATATGTTTCATGATTTCATGAAAGGAGCTGATAAATTGGAAATTAAAGGAATTGACGTATCATCGTGGCAAGGGAAACCGGATTGGGCAAAAGTATCGAATTCTGGAATTAAGTTTGCAATTTTGAGAATTCATCAGAAATCCGGCACAGATGCATCATTCGAACACAACTACAAGGGCTGTAAATCCAATGGAATTCTTATTGGTGGATATAAGTACAGCTATGCTTTAACATCGGCACAAGCTATCGAGGAAGCTGAGAACGTAATTTCTGTTCTTGGTGGACGTGGACTTGACTTTCCAGTATTCTACGATCTGGAATGGGCACAGCAAAGAAGTCTTGGGAAACAGGCTATTGAGAATATTGCAGTAGCATTTCTGACCAGAATCAAGAAAGCCGGTTATAAGGTTGGAATTTATTGTAATCTCGACTGGTACAATAATGTTCTGACAGATGCTCTCAAGCAATATGATTGTTGGATTGCTCGTTATCCAGCAAGCGACAATGGTTCTGTGCAGGAAAGATTACGTCCGAATGCCGGTGTAGGCTGGCAGTATTCCAGTAAAGGAAAAGTTCCAGGAATCAGCGGAAATGTTGATATGGATGTGTTCTACAAAGACTACAGAGATTCTAACCAGAAAGGAGAAACTAAAATGGTAAAAATCAGTAACTGCGGACATGATGAAAGAGGAAGATATGCAGGTGGGAAAGCAGGAGATCAGACTGGTACAGAATATCAGATCATGAACTGGTACAGTAGACCGTGGCTCTGTGTCCTAAGATTCAATGACGCCAAAATCGCAACCATGATTGCAGACATGGCGACAAAAGCGGCACAGAACAATCTCATCGGATACGATCAGGGCACTGCCGGAAACAGCAATGACCGGTATTCGTTCTGGCGGCACTTAAAGGCAAGCAACTACGATCCGGCGCAGATCACGGTAGCTTGCGAATCTGATTGCAGCGCAAGTACAGCAGCTATCGTCAAGGGAGCTGGGTATCGCTTAAATAACGCAAGACTCAAAGCGGTCAGCATCTATCTGACGACACGAAACATGAGAGCAGCAATGAAGATTGCCGGTGCGAAAGTACTGACGGATAGAAAGTATCTGACATCCGGTGACTATCTAAAGGCAGGAGATATCCTCCTGAATGATAACCACCACGTGGCTATCGCTGTTACCACTGGCGCAAAAGCAAGTACGCTTTCAACGCCAACTATTCTGTCTAAAACTCCGAAGTGGGTGGGAAAGGTGACTGCAAATACACTTAATGTCCGCACATGGGCAGGAACAGAGTATGCACAGCTTAAAAGCTATCCTACACTTGCAAAAGGTAATTTAGTCGATGTATGTGATATCATTAAAGCAAAAGACAAAGCCGACTGGTACTACATCCGCATTGCCGGAAAGTACTTCGGTTTTGTTTCTGCAAAATACATCAAAAAAGTATAAAATATCCCGGGGTTAATTCCCCGGGAGTTTCTTTTTAAATTTAATGATAGCATCATTGCGCTAGCGAACTGGCACATAGAAGATGTCATTAATCATTTTTTTGAATTTTTGGGAAAATGTCTAGCTGAAAACCAATCTCGTTTCCTTTCCCATAAGCGTTTTTAGTATTTTTTGAGTAGACAACCTTTTCGATTAAGCTTTTAAGCATTTTATTTTTCGATTCTGTATCAAGGCTCCAATAGTTATCAAGCAGTTCTTCACAGCGCGGAACAAAATCTGATTGTTGCTTTATAATGTTCTGATCATGTTTGATTTCTTCTTTTAATTTTTCTATAGTATCGGAGCATGACTGGATAGACGCGGATATAGTTTTGGCACGCTCAAGAAAAACCTCTGTGGTGTAGATGCCTTGTTCGAGCAGATCATATTGTTTTGCCTTCTGAGAATTCAGGCTTTTCAGTTCGTTTTCTTTTTCATTTATGAGATTCTGTTTAGAAATTATTGTTGAATCAATAGCCTTTGATGATACATTAATGTTATTGTTCAATTTATATTCCTCCGCAATCTCCTTAATTCCATCAATCACAGCCTTTTCGACCAGAGATAACTTGCTGCTCACTGTAGAACAAGACGTATATGGACACATGAGAGTATCTTCTTGCCCGTGTTTTTGATAAGGGCGGCGAACCATGGCACGACCACACTTGCTGCAATAGACAATTCCGGCAAGTGGATTGCGAACTGTGTTTTTTATGCTGATCGGACGGTATGGATTCTTTTGACGTATCTTTTGTGCAGAATTATACAGATCGTCTGATATAATAGCCGGATGTAATCCTTCGCAGATAAGGACATCCTTAGATCGTGGACGTGTCTTGACCACTTGTCCGTTCTGTATAGTTTTTACAGTTTTTCTCCCGTTCCATCGTATTTTCCCGATGTATACCGGATTTGTTAGAATTCCCTGTATACTGGCAGGAGTCCAGTCACCGCCTTGTGCAGATTCTATTCCCATTTCATTTAATTTCCGTACAATCTTCGCAACTCCGATTTGCTCACACCCATCACCTGCATACCATGTGTAGATCATTTTTACAATCTCAGCTTGAGCCGGAACAGGTCGGAGAGTATAACCTTTTTCTCTTGCGAGCTTAATTCTTTCGTATCCGTAAGGCGGTTTGTTTCCACAGTATTTGCCCTCTTTGACTGATGAGATTCTTCCGGCATTTAATCGACGCTTGATAGTTTTATACTCTCTGCGGCTCATAAATAGTCCGAACTCAAAATACTCTTCATCAAATTCATTGTTCGGATCATATATTTTTGTAGGGGTAATAATCTTCGTGTCAGAGTATTGAAAAGCTCTGGACACAACACCTTGGTCGATGGTGTCACCTCTGGCAAGACGCTCTACTTCGACAACCAAAACACCGTCCCACATGCCGGATTCTACTTCGTGAAGGAGTTGCTGCATGACAGGGCGGTCGGCGATAGTTTCTCCAGATACCACTTCGCGGTAAATTGCGCCCACAATGTACTCTTTTTTCTTTGCGAGATCTAACAGAATCCGCTGATGTCTGGCAAGAGTTTCGCCCTCTCCATGTGCTTCAGCTTCCCGATCGGCTCTGGATTTCCTTAAATAGATGCATACTGATTCATTCATTTCATCATTCTCCTTTTTTACACTTGTACGGCAATCCCGGAGATGATATACTTAATGTGTAGGTAAGATTATCACCGAGATTGTCTTATTTTTCAAAAAACCGGTTCCCGTTGGTAGCAGGAGCCGGTTCTTTTTATAAAAGTTCTGATTTTTTCTGGTCAAATTCTTCTTGAGTAATAATACCGCTATCTAAAAGCTCTTTGTAATCCTTCAGTAGTTCAACGGATGTTTTCTGATTTCGAACATTTTCAACAGCATCAGAGCTTTTGGAAATATTGAAGCTCTTTAACTGCATATCTATATTTGAACTACAGCGGAATCCAATAATATTTATTTGATTGGTTTCGATATTCCGCATTTTCATAGATGCATAAGAATCCACTTCAATGTTATCACTTGTTGTGGTAGCAGTTCCAGTAGTAGTGGAATTATTCTTTCCTTTAGTTTTCTTTCCGGTTCCAACAGCTGCACCGACAGCTGCGCCGACAACAGGGTTTCCAAGCGTGACAGCTGTAGCAGCCGTACCAATAACAGCACCAGCTAATCTTCCTTTTCGTTTTGTTTTTTCTTTACTTTTCCCTTTAGTGTGAGATGTTGTAGTTGTCTTTTCTACTGTTCTGTATTCCGGCCCGTTCCATTCATAGTCGAAAAGTTCATATTTGGTTGGAGCATCTGACACTGTAACAGATCCATCTTTCCATTGCTTCAAATCAAATCTTGTGTGTTTGGAACCAAGCTCAAAATCCTCCTTACCGGATATAACTCTCAGATTCAATACTCGAACAGGTTTTTCTACAACCGCCGGCTGGGTTGCTACGGAATTATTTGATATTGCAGGTTTTTGAACCTTATTTTTAATAGACAGCAAAAGTGCAAAAATAAGATACAAAACAGCAATTCCAAATACCTCAAGTACAACAACGACCATAATATTGTCTGATGAAAGATCGTTTGAACTCATCAAGGCCACAATCATTAATACAATTAATGCGGTCCAAACGATCATCAACACATTTCGTATTTTTTTCATATTTCCCCCTTTTGACACGATTACTCAAAATTCTCGATATAATTCTTATATAGATTCCTTATTTTGGCAGCCTCCCTCTGCCTGATTGGAACAATATCCCCCGATATCATCTCAAAATGATCTGATGCATCTTTAATTTCGTCCATGTTGACGATATAACTTTGATGGCAACGGAGAAATCTTCCATCAAGATGCGGCTCTATATCTGACAGCTTTCCACGTGCTACATGTATAACGCCGCAAGTACAGTGGACGAGAATTGATTTATTTCGGCTTTCTATGTATTCGATGTGACGGAATTCTACCCGATGTAAGTGATCTCGGTTTTTGATAGTCAAGGCTTTCTCACGGATATCTTCCAATGTGTGTGCTACGACAGAATACATGCGTCCATGCTCAGAGCCTTTGATGATGTAATGCACTGGCAAGACGTCCAATGCGTCAAATACATAGTTTTTGTATGCTGTCCAGAAGGCAATGTTGCCATTATATCCATTTTTCCTGAGCTGTCTTGCAACATTTATGCCATTCTCATTATCAAGGACCACATCCAACACGACTATATCGTACCATTGACCGTCTGCTATATCGTCAATCAGCGGCTTTCCACTACTATAAGTGTTTAGCGTGTAACTCTTGTCTCCGCGCTTTTTCAAAAACTCATCAACATGAGCCTTAAAAAAATCAATCTGTAAAGAATTATCGTCACAAATCGCAATTTTCATGCAAATCAGTCCTTTAAATTGTCATTTTCGCCATTTGCGTTAAATAAGAATTCTATATGTTATAGTTGATTATAGCATCATACAATATAGTTGTAAATATACGTTTTTAGGTGATTTGTGAAATGAAAATAATCAAAAATATACTAATTATAATAGGAGCTGTACTTTTGCTTAATTACATTGTTTGTTTACCAATGTGCGTAGACGATTATATCCGCGAAGAGTCAGAAGTGTATTCTGTCCAAAATGCGTACAGGTCTTCTAACCTACATAAGAATAACACCCATGAAATAAAGCAGACCATGCCGCCATTTTTATTCGCCCTGCCGCTAAATAGAAAAGACTATATCTTTGATGTTACGAATAATTTCTATGCAATCATAAACATATCGGTGTATATCTGGCAGTTTCCAAGGGCGAACATTAGTGGTATAATAGCAAAAAATGAACGAATGTTCGGTCATATTTCCCACAAAACGCACATATACTGTAATGTAGGTGGTAATTACAATAGGGAGGGTTATTTATGGATTATAAGAAAGAGATTATTGAGATGATACAGAAAATACATAGTGAATCAATGATAAAATTTATTTACGGGTGCGTAAAAAGGGCTTATAAAGAAGAAAGGGCAGGAAAATAATTCCTACCCTTGTGCTTTAGAAAATAAACTTCTCAAAAAAATCACATAACAAATCTTTTTTATCGGGCGGCAGGTTATCGTATTCAAGAATGATTCTTTTGAAACGAGGGTCTGACTGCTCGATTTTTGTAACTACGTCTCCAAATTCAATATCAGGGTCTTGATTCTCTTTTAAATCTGTCAAATCTGACATTCTTATTCGGAAATAATCGGCCAAAGCTCTAATCTTTCCGGTTCCTGGCATCGAATTACCTTTGCACCACATATTAAATGTAGATGCGTTTGTTCCAATGGCTTCAGCGATTTCCTTTTGCTGTTTTCCACTTCTTGAAATGTACTTATTAAGATTATTCGAGAAGATCTTTTTCTGCTCTTCAGTTGTCATGATTCTTTTCCTCCTTACATTTTGTATTTTACATCATATTTATAAAAAATTCAATAGTCAATTCAATTATTTTGAATTTTGGTGTTGACAATTCAATTCAATTGAATTATAATAAGCTCAGAAGCTAAGAAAGGAGATGAGTGAATGCCAAAAATTTCATTAGAAGCCGTTCGTGTGAACGCAGGATATAACCAGAAAGAATGGGCTGAAATATTCGGTATTTCCAATGCTACAGTGGTTAACTGGGAAAAAGGAAAAACTGAGCCTACATTATCACAACTTAGAAAAATGAGTGAACTTTCTGGAATCCCTATGGATTTTATTTTTGTGCCAAATAACTTCAATTAAATTGAATTAGAAAGGAGCGTAAATGGACGCATTACAATTTAACAAAGCCGTCAGCCAACACTGCAAAGAATCTGGTGGAGACTGTTGCAAATGTGACCTACGGCTTTACTGTTACCTATCGCCCAGCGAGCGACCGGATGAGTTAGTGAGTTTGGTTATTGATTTTTTGCATAACCGCATTGAAAACCATGATCATTATACCCATCACAGTGCGGCTTCATTTCCGTGTATTGATGATATGGACATGAGCACCGCAGTAGGCGGCGACTGTTACCAGAAACCTCATACTCTTCACAAACGTTCACGTGCTTGTGAATCTTGTGGCAATGATACAGTCGTGTAATTGTTTCAACCATATAATTCCCCTTTCGTTATACTCGGCATGTCGGTGCCTGTAAATGCATTATAGGTAGAGGGAAAAGGAAACGTCAATAGAAAGAAAATCATCAATGAAAAAATTAACAGCGGTTTTATTGTTCGGAATCATGGCAACAGGCGTTACTGCTTGCTCAACAGCAAGTACAGTAAATTACAATCTCAACAAAGAAGCGGATGAGTTCAATGTGTACAGAAAAATCACCGTAACTAATGCCAGAACCGACACTATCATGTTGCAGGCAGAGGGGTATATGTCTCTTAGCAATAACAGTAGCGATGAGCTTGTAATGACTATCAAGACAGGTGAGGGTACATACTTTAAGGATTACATCTACTTGAACGACTGGACCTGTTATGTGATGGAGCAAACAGAGCCGAACACAGTAGACAAATATCACTATGAATTAGTTTTCTATCCGGAAAGAATTATTCCAAATGTAGAAATCAAATAAAAAGCCAATATAAGGAGGATTTGATGGAGAAACATTTTGCAGAAGAAGCAAAATAGCAGAAACATCATAATCTATCGTAGAAAGGAGAGATTGTAATGGCAGTAATCAAAACAATTAAAAAAGGGTCTGGGGTAATCAGAATACATGATGATTACTGCAAGGATAACACACCGGAAGACAATCAGAGAATTGTAGATGAGTGTTCAAGAATCATCTTGAGCTACTATCGAAGAAAAGAAACAAATTTGACGTAAGCGCCCCGGAGGGAGCCGAAACCTCCACCCCGGAGCCGTAAACCACTAAACCAACCTTAGCGGATTACAGGACAATCATAACATTTCTTCCTGTATTTCGCAAGAGAACAGGAGGATTTTTTATGAAGAAAACCGAGGGCAAAAGTACAATGGATAGCGCAAAAGTAACCAGTTTTGAAGATTTTGAAAACTTCTATGCAGTGGAAGTCGTAAGAGAAGCCAAGAAACAGACTCAGAAATGGTTCTGTGCATGGGGAATTACCATGGCGGCATTGATTCTTTCAAATGCAGCATGGGTATTCCTTAGATAGAGGGGTACGAATGAAAAAATATCGTAAACGAGAAATTTTGATGTCAATAGCAATCGGAATCCTTTTAACATTCCTTCCAGCATGGGAGTGGACAAATGGATTTGATCGGATTCTGGCAGCGGCAGTTATAAGCCTGATTCTGATAGGAAATCTATGAAAGGAGAAAAAATGAACGAGAAGAAAATTAAGGAATTGTTCGAATTGTGTCTGAGGGTTTCAAATGAAACAACGGCGCATGTGAATTTTGACTATACGGCGTATGACGACATATCCAGAGTTTATATTTATGTATTTAATGATGCAGGGGAGATCGTAAAGCATTTTTCATTGTGCCAGTTTTACGACTTTAAGTTTGATTCTCAGAATTATGAAGATGCAAAGAAATGTCTTCTGGAACTGCTTATTAATGGGAGGTGTCCGTTAAATGAATCTTGAAGAATTAAGACTCCTTCCAAAATGGAATATGGTTTTGGCAGTAAATGTTCTTCTGGATGAGCTTAACAAGCGAGATACACCAATTGTTGATTGGGAAAATCCAGATATGTTTATCGACCATCTTGAGTATCACGCCGCTGATTCCATTCAGAACGGTAAGACGGTTCCGGGCATGGGGGATAAGTCAGACGCAATCTATTGTTTTTTTAAGCAGTTAAAGGAGCCAGTCTATGAACGAAAGAATACAGGAAGTCTTGAGACTGATTGATGTTCAGCTCGCACTTGTTCCAGATAATCCAATAGAGGAACAGTACAAGGCGAGGACATTGGCAAGTTACACGCAAGCACTAAATGGGCTTTTAGCGGCTCAGAAAGCATATAAGGAGGAAATAAGATGAGAAGTCTCAAATATCGCAATAATGTAGACAGTCCATTGCTCACTTATCAAATGATGGCAGAGGATAGTAATTTGGGTATTCAAACAGTTATGAAACTGGCTAAAGAGTCAGGAGCTTTAGTTAAAATTGGAAAAACAGCAAGGGTTAATCGTGAAAAATTCTATTCTTATGTTTTAGAAAAATATTCTGAAAGCAATAAGGAGAACGCTCATGAGTGATTTTGAAATCCTTATTCCGGCAAGGAAGAAGCAGCCTGCAACCGATAAGGATAACCCGGTTGTGAAAGTATCACCGGAAGCATACAACGCACTGGTTGAAATCTATAATGAATCAACCTTATCCATGAAAGATATCGCAAGTTTGCTGATCGTTGAGGGTAGCAAGCATGTGGTTTACGACAAGGAGGAATAGAAGTGAATATATATGAGAAGTTAGGCATTATTCAGTCAAAGCTGAAAGCCCCTAAAGGACAGTACAATTCCTTCGGGAAATACAAATACAGGAGCTGTGAGGATATTCTGGAAGCTGTAAAGCCGCTTCTGGCAGAAACAAAAACCGTGTTAAACGTCACAGATCGGATGGAAGTTGTTGGAGACAGAATATATGTCAGAGCAGAAGCTCATCTAAACGACTGTGAAGATACCGGTGAGATTACAACCGTTGCTTATGCAAGGGAAGAAGAGTCTAAGAAAGGCATGGATTCTTCACAGGTGACAGGTGCAGCTTCATCTTATGCCAGAAAATACGCTTTGAATGGGCTGTTCTGTATTGATGATAACAAAGACAGTGATTCTACTAATACAGGTAGTAGTGGGAAAACAGCAGCTAAAAAGCCAGAATCAAAAAAACCTGTTGAGATGATTACTTCAGAAAATGTAATGAGCATCCAGAACATCATTGACAAATATCCGAGTTCTAACTTGTTTGAACAGATTAAAACTCGTTTCAAGGTAGACGATGTAAAAGGACTCACAAAAGAAAAAGGGCAAAAATGCCTCAAAATGTTGATTGAGTACGATAAACAGCATAGTGGAAAGGAATAAAAAATGAACAAAGTTATTCTTACAGGACGATTTACAAGAGATCCAGAAGTCAGATATACAAATGATGGAACATCAATTGCAAGATTTTCCGTTGCAGTCAATAGAAGATTTGCAAAAGAGGGTTCTGATCAGAAAGCGGACTTCCTTAATTGTGTTGCATTTGGAAAGTCTGCGGAATTTATCGAAAAATATTTCAGAAAAGGAATGAAAGCAGATTTATCTGGAAGAATCCAGACAGGATCTTATACGAATAAAGACGGCGTGAAGGTATATACAACAGATATCGTTGTCGAGGAAATCGAATTCGGCGAAAGTAAAGGTTCTTCACAGGCACAGACAGCATCGCCTACACCGAATCCAGAAGCCGACCCGGACGGCTTTATGAGCATTCCTGATGGTATCGACGAGGAGATGCCATTTAATTGATACAGATTGATAGCAGAGAACATCAGAAAGTTATTGATGGCATTAAAAAGGCATTTGACGAGGCAGGGGAAAAATGGTTCGTGTCAAAGCTGTATGTGGGTGATTACATGAATTATGATAACCCGCGTTTAGTAGTTGATAGAAAACAGAACCTTGCAGAGTTATGCGGAAATGTATGTCAGCAGCATGAAAGATTCCGATCTGAAATTATCCGGGCAAATGAAGCAGGAATAAAACTTGTCTTCTTATGCGAACACGGGAAAGGAATCGAAAAGCTGGACGATGTTCTCTGGTGGGAGAATCCCAGGGTGAAGAAGCGGGTTAAGAAAAATGGTGTTTGGATCGAACAAGAGCAGAAAGTTATGCACGGTGATACGCTGTACAAAATTCTATGCACAATGCAGAGAAAATATGGCGTTGAATTCCTATTTTGTGACAAGAAAAATACTGGAAAACGAATAATGGAGCTTCTGTCGGATGGACAAAGAAACAATTAAACAGCAGAACAGTATGAGAGATGTTCTTTCCAGATACGGAATGATTCCGAATAGAGCTGGCTTTATCAGTTGCCCATTTCATCCCAGTGACCGTACTGCTTCATTGAAAATTTACAAAGACAGCTACTATTGCTTCGGATGTGGCGCGTCAGGAGATATTTTTACTTTCGTTCAGAATATGGATAATTGCGATTTTAAGACAGCTTTTCAGATTCTTGGCGGAACATACCATAAACCTGATTTTTCGTCCAGAATGGCAATATATCACGCTCAGAAGCAAAAAGAAATGAGAGAGAAAGCAGAGCGGAAGAAAAATGAAGAATTGCAGGAATGCTTGTCCGATATTGATTTTTACAGGTCTATTCTTGGCAGAGCAAGGCCATTATCAGATGGCTGGTGTGAAGCATGGAACAAATTACAGCTTGCATTATATAAGCATGGATTTCTAACAGGATTGGAAGAAGGTGATTAAAGAAAATGGAACAGATTAACAAGCTCACATCAGAATCAATTCTGGAAGAAGAAGTGTTTAATGAGATATTCAAGCAAGAAGATGAGATTTACAAGGCACGTTTAACATTGACGCTTCTGGACAGGGCAAAGGAGCTTGGAGTAAAGAAGAAATTTGAGGATCTGTTGAAAGTCTACACAAAAGTACATAAGCAGATCATTGAGAAAGAAAAGCAAGAGAAACCTGTATCCGCATTAAATCAATGGACAAATTTCTCTGATTGCGAATATGACCGGATGAAATGTCTTAACTGGATGGCAGATGATGAGGGAATCAGGATTTCAAATACAAATCCAGGATCGCCGGACATTATAGCCTGTTATCATCCTATTCTTCCAATAGAGCGAATGAAAAATCTGGAGACTGGGGAAGAACAGATAAAGCTAATCTATAAGAGAAATAATAAATGGTCCGAGGTTATTGTGCCAAAAACCATGGTTGCATCATCTACTAAAATCGTTGGCTTGTCTGCACTTGGGATTTCAGTGACTTCTGAGAATGCGAAGTTTCTTGTGCGGTATCTGTCAGACGTAGAAAATGCCAATGATGATTATATCAACATCCAATATTCCTCTAGTAAAATCGGGTGGATTCGAGATTATTTCCTGCCTTACGACAAGGATATCGTATTTGATGGCGATATGAGATTTCGGCAGTTATACGAAAGTATCAGCGTAGGTGGCAGCAGAACAGAATGGTATGAGCATGTGAAGAAGGTTCGTGCTACTGGAAGAATCGAACCAAAAATCATGTTGGCTGCAAGTTTTGCAAGCATTCTGATTAAGCTTGTTGGCGCACTTCCGTTCTTTGTAGACCTCTGGGGAGAAACTGAAGGCGGCAAGACTGTGACGCTTATGTTGGGAGCTTCCGTCTGGGCGAATCCGGGTGAATCTAGGTACATAGGAGATTTCAAGACAACAGATGTGGCTCTGGAAGCAAAGTCTGATATGCTTAACAATCTTCCACTAATTCTGGATGATACTTCCAAGGTATCTGCCAAAATCAGGGATAACTTTGAAGGGATTGTATACGATTTATGCTCAGGCAAAGGAAAAAGTCGTTCTAATAAGGAATTGGGAGTCAACCGGGAGAACCGCTGGCAGAACTGCATTCTGACCAATGGTGAACGTCCGCTTGCAGGATATGTCAGTCAAGGTGGAGCAATTAACCGAATTATTGAGGTTGAGTGTTCTGAAAAGATTTTTGATGATCCACAGCTTACCGCAGATACCCTTAAAAAGAACTACGGATATGCAGGAATCGACTTTGTGAATGCAGTTAAGGAAATGTCCGTTGATGATATAAAATCCCTTCAAAAGCGCTATCAAGGGCTTATACAGGACGATGATAAGATGCAGAAGCAAAGCATATCAATGAGCATTATCCTGGCAGCAGATAAAATCGCAACAGATCAGCTGTTCCATGATGGCCAGTACATTGACATTGAGACGGCTAAGAATCTTCTGACAGAGAAAGAAATGGTATCTGAAAACGAACGCGCTTACTGGTTCGTGCTTGATAAGATTGCCATGAACGGAATTAAATTCGATGATAACCCGGATATCAAGACAGAAAGGTGGGGAATTATCGACAATGATCCGGTAGAAAAAACGTCAACTGCAATAATCTATAGCGCAGCGTTTGATGATTTATGCAAAATCGGAAGATTCTCCAGAAAAGCATTTTTGTCATGGGCTGTTAAGAAGGGACTTGTGGAAACCGACAGCAGAGGTTATCCGACCAAAGCAAAGAAACTGGACGGAATTGTCACCAAATGTGTGTTCTTAAAAATTGTAGATGAAATTCCAAAAGGATTTGTTAATTGTAATGATGATTTTGAGATTACAGACGATATTGTGTTTGATTAACAAACAATTCGTTCAAAAGGTAACCGGGTAACCTAGGTAACCTATGATTCTGTATATATATATATGAGTATTTATATGCACATATTGAGTATAAAAGTTTCCCTATATGAGAAATCCAGGGTTACTCGGTTACTCGGTTACCATGCAGTAAAATCAATGGTTTGCGGATTTTTGAACGGTTACGTTTCGGTTACTATCGGTTACTCATAAAGAAGGTGAATAATGAAAGTAGAAGCTAAAGATATTCCGATCATGCATAAGTTCATGCCAGAGTTCTGGAAGGCGATAAAAGAATTTTACGATGTAAAAAATGATGATGAATATTTTGATGCATTACATAAAGAAATCGAGCATTTATATGAAATCTATCCAGACAGTTTGGCAAGGTATCTGTCTTTAGCACTCTATAAATGGGCGGAAGACGTGTCAACAGGGAAATGTAAAATATAAGAAGCACGGAAAAGAATGTCGTATAAACACAGCAATGGCGTGGCTTGGCGAGGAAGTGCGGAGGAATTGCTACGAAAGGTTCTGAAATGATGTGCGGTGCAGAGGCAGAGAAGCGAATAGCTATGTGAGGAAAAGCAAAGATGCGCGATGGAACTGAATAGTATAGGTCAGCCAGGGAGAAGAGTAGTACGGCAATGTAAGAAAACTATAAAAATTACAAGGAGAATAGCAGAATGAAAGAATTAAAAGTAAGATTGACATTTTTGGAAGAAATTTTAGGAACAGCAAGTGCAGACCCGGATATTCACGAAACGTTTATCGCTTCGAATGCACCAGACGCACCAACAAGAAAAGAAGAGATTGAAGCAATCGGAATTGAAGAAGTAGTTGAGAAATCCATGACCGTATTCCCGAGAGATAATGGCGTACCGATTTACTGGGATTACCAGATTAAGGGCTTTTTCAAAGATGCTTGTGGAATGCTGAGAAAGGTAACTGGTTCAAAATCTTCAAAAATTAAGGCTTACAAAAAAGAAATTGACGGTCTAATTTTCGTTGAAGAACGCAAAATTCCAATTCATTTTGAAGGCGAAATAGGAACTTGCCAGAGGCCACTGAGAGGACAAACACCGCAGGGTGAAAGAATTGCACTGGCAAATAGTGAGACAATACCTGCCGGAAGTTGGATTGAGTTTACAATCAAGTGCTTATGCGATAACCATGAAGCAGCAGTCAGAGAATGGCTTGACTATGGAGAACTGAGAGGCATCGGACAGTGGCGTAATTCAGGTAAGGGCCGCTTCAAATGGAAAGAAATATAAAAGTATGACAGGAGTGATAGAAATGCCATATAACACAGCGAGAAAGTACTATGAGGGTATCCAGACAAGGAAAGATGTATATCTGTACATCATAAGATACTTGAAAGAACACAATTATCCGCCAAGCATTCCAGAAATCGCAGCAGGCCTGAGCATATCTAGCCATACTGTGCAGAATCATTTCGGTGAATTACTGGAAAGCGGCTTACTTGCGACAGACAACCCCGGCACGCCACGAGCGTATCGAGTGACAGGATACAAGTTCAAAAAGGTGAAGGAAAAATGAGTAGCAAGTTAAAAGTCAAGAAAAAGACCAGATTTCCTGTTCAGACTTCTAATCAGGCGGCTTATGCGTTTGGACGGGCTATGCAGAACTGTTATAGACAGATAAAAGACGTAGAGCAGCAAGCCTACGAGGATGGATTCACTGTTGGTGAAGATTGGAGTAACACGATCAACACCGTTACAACCATGATGGCTCTGAGACGTTTATATGGCTTTTCCACGAAACGTTTGCTTGATGTGGTCAGAACTGCCAATGAGTACGTTGAAATGGCAAACAGGGGCGAAATGAGCGTTCTGAGCATGATACAGGACATCGAAGAGAACACAGATGTAAGATTTGACGAGATGAATAAGAATCTGGTTAAGAAGATGGGAGTTTAAAATCATGTACTAACTGCACAATAGCGTGTCAGTTGCTTACATGGGGAAAGTGAGGACAAAAAATGAGAAAGTACACAATAAACCTTCCAAGAGAACTGGAAGTAGATATTTTCAATCTGCCAGAGGACTTCAAAGAGCAGGTTGAGCAGGCATTCAGAGAGTATACATCTGGAACAGCAAAAGCGTATACGTACGTTGACAAGTTGGGATTCATTGACCGTTGCGTGGAATATTTAAACGGTAACGAGGATTCAGATGATGTTGTAAATACACTGGTTGAAGAAGCAATGATTTCTGAATGGAGAAACAATGGAGAAATCATCAAGGAAGATGATATATACAGCATTGAGTTTATGGAAGATTGCTACAGGAAAGGAAAGGAATATACAAAACTGAACTCTCATTTCGGAACTGACGATCATCACATTTGCGACCAGATTCAGAAAGTTCTGGTGCAGGTAATTACGATTGTAATGAACTATAGAGATGAGGAGGACGCAAAATGTTAATCAGAAGTCAGAATAAGATGTCTCTGGTAAAGTTTGAGAATATTGTTATAAACATCAACAATATCAATGGCAAAGAAATCATTTGTTGGAGTCAGATGAATCCAGGAGAAGATGAATATATTTCATTGGGTCATTATTCCGCCAAAGCAAAAGCCATGAAAGTACTGGATATGATTCAGGAAGCATACATGGAATACAAATCTGGCGAAATTGTTAGCAATGGGCTGGCGGGATCAGCATATACAGGAAGCTATGATACAAAAGAAAGTGTGGCGCATGGAATTGCTGTATTAAAAGGCTATGGAAATGAGATAAGAAAATCAATCCTGTTTCAGATGCCAGAAGATTCGGAGGTGAAAGTATGAAGCATGTAAAAGAATTACTGAAAAAATACATTGAAGCTGACAATCAAATCCTCGAAGAAAGGGATGCATTTGTAACTTTTCGGGAATTAATTAATGAGTTGCAAGAAGCTATCGAACAGGATGAGAAAGAAAATGGTTGGATTCCTGTCAGTGAGAGACTGCCGGAAGACGAAAAAGAGTATCTTGTAACACTTGAAAAAGTCCATGGAACACCTGAAAAGCTTTATGGAATTGCGAATTATTTAAAATTTGGTGACGCCGGATACTGGAACGAAAAGAAATATGGGTATCTTGAATGGGACAAATATTCAGACGGACACGGAGGAACAAGAATGTATAAAGTTATCGCCTGGACGCCACTTCCAGAACTGTATAAGGAGGACAGATCATGATTACATTCTTATTAGGACTTACCCTTGGAATCATAGTCGGAGTAACTGGTCTTGTGTGCGTGGCAATCATGTACGACAAACACCACCCGGACGATTAGAAAGGAGCAACAGTATGCTGACAAGGAATAAAAAGCTGAAAGACTACGGTATTCCGGCAGAGGACATTGAGAAACTGAATACGATGCTGAAAGACTTTCCGACAGAGTACGGATACCTGCTTACCAGTGCCGCCTTGTCAGCTTGCCCGAAAAATACGGTGATAGCGGATATGGTTGTTGAGAATATCTTACACCGGAAAAGTTACAGGAAAATCAGCAGAGAAAGATATATCCCGATGAATCCGAAAGACTTTTATGGATACAGGCGCAAGACCGTCGCTGTACTGTATGAGAGGATGCGGTTGTTGGGAGTGTGGGAGGAAAAATAAATGAAAGAATATAAATGTCCAAAGTGCAATAGTAAAAACCTTTTTACCAAGAAAGTTGGGAATAATACGGGATTGTATTGCGAAGATTGCGGTGCATGGATTAAATGGGTCGGAAAAAATGAGCTGAGAGCGTTTGAATATTTAACTAAGCAGAAACACGTAGACGATGCTAATAGCAAACAAGACGATATTGCAAGCATCATTTATAGCACTCTCGATCATATGTATTGCGATAATTGCAGATTCAATAGCGAAATTAAAGAAAGTGATAGTGATGAATGGAACTGTGATGAATGCCACAGAAAATATAATGGATGGGGAGTTTCCATGCAGGAAAGTAATAAAATTGCAAAAGAAATTTTAAAACAGTTAGGAGAATAGAATATGAGCAGACTGATTGATGCAGACAAAATAATTGACTCTCTTGGAAATTCGGATATGGATTTTGCAATAGGTGCAGTTATTGACGAGCAGCCGACAGTTTTTGACATTGATAAGGTTGTTGAACAGTTAAAAGAATTAAAAATGAGATACTTCTTAACAATTGCAAATACAGGCGATGCAGACAAAGATTGTGCTTACAAAAATATTGCAAATACAATTGATAAAGCTATTGAAATCGTGAAAGGCGGTGGAGTTGAATGAAATATCCAGAAGAGATGTATATTGATAGTCAGATATTTGCAGGAGACATGGATGGCTCAGAATCCAATTTGACAGAAAAAGTCGTAAAAATAAGGAATTCTCATTTATGCTGTGTATGTGAAAAGCAAATACCTAAAGGCGAAAAAATGTTAAACCAAAAAGCAATAGTAGAAGGACAAGGATGGTGCAGTTGCTACATTTGCATACCATGTGTTGAAAATTGGCTAGAAGAATCAGGGCAAGTAGAAGGCGGTGGAGTTGAATGAGCAACGTATCAGTTGAAACATTGGAAAAGTTAAAAGATAGTATGGTCGGAAGAAGATATAAACACTTCAAAGGAAGAACCTATGTTGTCACCGATATTGCAGTCCATACAGAATCTGATGAAATCATGGTGATTTACAAGTGTTTCACAGACCCGCTTGTAACATGGTGCAGACCGTTGACTATGTTTACGAGTGACGTGGACAGAGAGAAATATCCGAATGTCAAACAGAAAAGAAGATTTGAACCACTTTCTAAGACACAGGAGGGCAACACCATATGAGAGAAATTCTTTTCAAAGCAAAGCGGATTGATAATGGCGAATGGATTGAAGGGAGCCTCATAGATCTAGATATTGACAGCGGATATGGTTATATTGTTCAGCCGTATAAAAAAGCGAGTATATTGCCAATCATCTTTTTAATAACAGACAGAATGAAATTGGTTGATCCAGAAACCTTATGCCAGTTCACAGGACTTTACGACAAGAATGGGAAGAAAATTTGGGAAAATGACATTTTGATGGCACACTTGGACGAATCTTACCCAGAAGATGTGATATATGAAACCGTTGAATGGAACGTTGCCGGATGGGCAGCACACGAAACTAGTAACATAGATAGAGAACATGGTAGCGTAGATAGAGAATATCTTGATGAGTTTGATTTGAAACATTTTGAAGTAGTTGGCAATATTTTCGACAATCCAGAATTATTACAGGAGGAACACAAATGAGTAAATCAGTATTAGTGATAAATACGCCAAAATATTGTGCTTTATGCGTTTTACGCAGTGGAGTGTCTCACCCGTTCTGTAGAGTAAACAATAGAGATATTACAGATTTGAGTATTAGACCTGAATGGTGTCCATTGAAGCCACTGCCGGAGAAAATGAAAGTAACTGGGCTTTATAACGGCGAGTATTTCAAAGCGGGAGGCAAACTACCGAGCTATAAGATCGGTTGGAACGATTGTATTGATGAGATTACAGGAGGAAACGCAGATGATTGACTTAAAAAATACATGTGTTCTGGTCAGGACGCCAGAAGAAAATGAGAAATTACTTAAAGAAGCTGAGAAACAGGGATTTCATTGGTATTTAAAAGACTATTGCGAGCCATTACAAGCACAATATTTTCCAGACATTTTAAGATTTTATGAATATGATATAACTTATGCGGCAAGTGTCAGATCAGACTTTGCTTTCTATGAGGCATCAGAACTCCTCGGGACAAAAGAAATGTCTGCAAGAGAATTTGCTGAACGGATTGCAGATGTAAGCAATTGTTGCGAACGTGAATGTATAGGATGTGTGTTGGACAACAGGAATAATAAGTGCAACACGGATTTGTGCAATACACGTAATTGGGAAAATAATATAGATGAACTTCTTGAAATTGCAAAAGTAGGAAAAGGGACAGTTCCTACACCGGAAGAGAAAGCAGTTGAAGATATTGAAAAATTTATTGAGAATCCAGACCGCGCAGCATTAAATGATGAATTTGTAGAGTCTTTAAAGCTGGTTGTAGAGAAGTTGAAAGAGGTGAAGTAGATGGAGAGATTAACAGAAAGATACGATGTTGCACCAAACGGAGAATCAGATGTCTGGGTTAAACAGCACGATTACATTTCAGCGGCGCGAAAGCTTGCCGAATATGAAGACTTAGAAGAACAGGGCTTACTTGTGAGATTGCCGTGTTCTATCGGCACAACTGTATGGGATATATATGGCATGGGTATTCGAAAAAACGTGGTAAGCGGAATTGAATACGGAAAAGACGGCAGATGGTTTTTATGGGCGAACGAGGATGAATGGCTTGGAGAATTGAATGTTGTGGTATTCCTCACCCACGAGGAAGCTGAGAAGAAGTTGGAGGAGATGAAGAATGGCTGAATATGTTAAAAAGTCAGATATAATAAAAATCATGGAAAATAATTCTCACATAATAGAGGTATTTGGAGTTAAGAAGAAAATGATTGATGGGTTTGCGATGTGTTGTGATTTCGCAGATCTGGAAACTTTCGATATTGATGAGGACGATAAGGAGGATTAATATGAAACCAGAAGATGCAAAAGACATATTATCCGATATGAGAGACCAGCATTTATGTTTCCTTGAAAGTTCTGAAAACAAAGATGAATGGAAGAAAAAATATCTCAAGGAAGCATGGGCGTGTGATTCCGGAGCAAAAGCATTGGAAAAGCAGATTCCATGCAAACCTGAAGAATATGTTCCAGATTTTCCGTACAATATATTTTCCACTCAAAAATGTGCGAAATGCGGAACACCTGTTATTGGTAAAAAAATAAGCAAGTACTGTTCTGAATGCGGGCAGAAAATTGACTGGGGAGAGGAGTGATTAAATGGATTTTAATACAGCAATGGCGAAATCAGTAGCATGGGCCAGTACATCATTTGCCGTAATAGCGGCACTCAGTTATACAAAAGAACCATTATGCTTAATGGCGTTAGTTCTTCCACTGTTTGTTGGATTACTTGCACATTAATGAGAAGGAGTTGATAATCATGTTGGACAATCCTACACTTGAAATTGACAGAGAAAGGAACGAAGTTACGATAAAATGTAATGGGGATACTATAAAGTTCAAAGATGATAATGTGGAAGTGACCAGGGCGAACAAAAAACATGATGTTTAAGTCACCAGACATAACCCCGCAACTCGCCATATCAGCATTCACAGTACTACATCAATATTGCAGCTCAATCAGTCCACATGACTGCATCAGATGCACATTTTACGAACATTGCCCGGAGTGTTTCATGGGGTGCCCGGGAGATCAGGGCGAGACGATCAGAAAATTACAAAGCAATGAATAAAATTAGAGAGTCGGTATTTACCGGCTCTTTTTAGCACAAAATTTCTCAAACATGTACCACAACTTTTCTACTGACCTGTGATAGAATATACTCAGAAGTAGTATTATAGAATTTTATAGCCAGTTGGAGGTGAGAACGTGGGAAAACAGGTAGGAAGACCACCAATATATAAGACGGTGAACGAAATTGAAGAAAAAATTGACATCTATTTCGAAGAATGCGAAGGTGAAATATTAAAAGATGATAATGGAAAAACTGTATTGAATAAATTTGGAAATCCGGTGGTTATTAATCGAAAGCCTCCAACAGTAACTGGTTTAGCTCTCGCATTAGGATTTACAAGCAGATTGGATTTATTAAGATATCAAGGAAAAGAGGAATTTTGTAACACGATAACGCGCGCGAAGAGTATGGTAGAACAGTACGCAGAGGAAAGGCTATTTGATCGTGACGGTTCAAATGGCGCTCAGTTCAGCTTGAGAAATAATTTTAAGGGATGGGATGCTGACAAGAAAAATGATGATTCTGGAGATGGAAAGATTACGATTGTAAATAATATTCCAAGGCCGGAGAAACAGAATGAATGAGAATCCGATTAATCTGAATGAAATTATAGCTCCTGCCTTTTACAATGTGTTCTGGGACATTTTGGACGGAAAACACACCTATTATGATTTGTATGGTGGGCGTGGATCTACTAAATCATCTTTTGTGGGTGTCATGATTCCTTTCCTGATGATGCAGGACGCAGAGAACGGCATAATGTCAAATACCGTTATTTTCCGTAAAGTTGGAAACACACTTCGAGAATCCGTTTATGAACAGATAGCATGGGGAATTGACGCGCTCGGAGCCAATGAACTATGGGACACCAGTGTAAGCCATATGCAGTACACTTATAAGCCTACTGGACAGAAAATCATATTCAGAGGACTGGACAAGGCAAAAAAGACCAAATCTATTAAAGCAAGCAAGGGATATTTCAAGTATCTCTGGTTCGAGGAACTTGACGAATTTTCGGGCATTGAAGAAATTCGTACAGTGCAGCAGTCAGTCCTTCGAGGTGGCAGTAAGTTTGTTGTATTTAAGACATTCAATCCACCGATCAGCCGGAGTAACTGGGCGAATGTGTACGTAGAAGAGCCAAGAGCTGACAGCTACAGGCACAAGAGCGATTACAGATCAGTTCCTGTTGAATGGCTTGGACAGCAATTTATTGATGATGCAGAGCATTTAAGGAAGACAAATCAGAGAGCTTACGACCATGAATATCTTGGCCTTCCTGTTGGACTTGGCACAAATATTTTCGAACTGTTAGAAATTCGAGAAATTACAGATGAAGAGATTCAGAGCTTTCAAAGTATCTACCAGGGACAGGACTGGGGGTGGTATCCAGATCCGAAAGCATTTATTCGTGTGGCTTATGTGTCTAATCAGGACAAAGTTATCCTGCTGGATGAGCTTGGTGGATGTAAAATTCGAAATACAGCAATGACTGACCAGATAAAACAAAAGGGATATGATGATTATTCAATATCTTGTGGAGTTGATGAAGAAGAAAGCATTATTGACTTCCGAGATGCAGGACTTCCAGCACGTAGGGCCATTGTTACACCGGGAAGCCGCAAATATACTTTTGAGTGGTTACAGTGCCGAACATTAGTCATTGATCCGGCACGAACGCCTAGAGCATACAAGGAAATTATCAATTATGAACATGAAGTAGATAGCAATGGAGAAGTGATTGCAGATTATCCAGATGGCAACGATCATTATATAGACGCCCTTAGATACGCCACAAGTCCATTGTCGATGAGAAGAGGACATAGTGCATAATGAATAGCAAAGAAAACATATTTAAATGTTTGGAAATTCTGGACAAATTCCAGTTCTTCCAAGGACAAAGAGTTGGAAGAGAATTGTGGAATGATAAACCGACAGAGATACAGAACGAAGATATAAAGAATTTCAATAAAGACATAGAGTTTATCAGAAATGTGCTGAAATCAACTAATTCAGGTGATTAAATGTGGAACAGGAGGGGGTACAGTGCATAAAATGTTAGATAGGTACTTTTCAGATAAAATAAATAAATTCTTAAGCATCGGTTTAAAAATATATGGATCATCTGACATTAACGAAATCTTAAAAGTTGTAGAATATGAAGACATTATTGTGCGAGATACTTCTGTAAGGTGGATGGATTTTAAAAGGTAGATTAAATGGGACTTATAACAACACTAAAAAGGTGGTTTAACATGATATTCAAAAAACAAGCCGAAGAGGATTTTAATATCCAGACAGCAGAGTTTCCGGAAATGGAATCACTGATTAACCGGTGCGCGAACATTTACAGAGGTGCGCCGGAATGGTTGGATGAAAAGAATAACATCAAGACAATTAATTTTGCAAAATCCGTCTGCTCCGAGACTGCCAGACTTGCAACATTGGCGATCGGTATTCAGATTGACGGCTCTGCAAGGGCGGCATGGTTACAGGAGCAGATCGATAAAGTATATTTCCAGATACGTCACTGGGTAGAATACGGCTGTGCTTATGGAACGGTATTTATCAAACCAAACGGTGAGAGCCTTGACGTATTCACTCCGGCAGATGTGATGATTGTAGATTACGACAATCAGGAGATCAAAGGAATTATATTTAAGGATTCTTACACTGTTGGACGGAAATATTATACACGGCTTGAATATCATAGATTTGTTGAGATTGCAATAGATGGTGTGACAACCTATCCGTATTATGTTTCTAACAGAGCCTATGTATCAAAATCTCCTCAAAGCATCGGAGACAAGATTGACCTTAAACAGACCAAATGGGCTGACCTAATGGCAGATACGCCGCCGATTCTTAAGGCGAACGGGGAGAAGTTGGACGGACCTCTGTACGGAGTTCTACGGACACCACAGGCGAATAACGTGGATATTAACGCACCATTGGGTTTGCCAATATTTGCCGAAGCTATCGAAGAGTTAAAAGACCTCGATATTGCATACAGCAGGAACGCCGGAGAGATTTTTGATTCGCAGAAGATTGTCTTGGCAGATGATAGGCTACTGATGCCAAGCGGTACACCTGTAGCAGCCATGTCGCCACAGGGCATGGAGAACAGACGTAATGAGATGAACTTACCGCACTTTGTCAAGAATGTATTCGGACAGGATGAAAAAGAGTTCTATCAGGAAATCAATCCAATTCTCAACACAGATACCCGTATAAGCGGCATAAACGCCATTTTAAGCCAGTTAGGGTACAAGATTGGATTCTCTAATGGCTACTTTGTTTTCAACGAATCTAGCGGCATACAGACAGCCACGGGAGTAGAAGCGGAACAACAGAGGACAGTGCAGTTCGTCAAAGACGTGAGGGATAAGTTGGAATCTTGTCTGGATGAAGTTATTTACGCATTGAATGTCTACGCTGATCTGTACGGACTTGCACCTGTCGGAGCATACGAGGTCAATTATGATTTCGGAGATATCCTATATGTGCGTGAAAACGACCGTGCAAGATGGTGGCAGTATGTTACTACAAATAAAGTTCCGGCATGGATGTATTTCGTGAAATTCGAGGGAATGACCGAGGAAGAAGCTAAGGCAATGGTTGAAGAAGCACAGCCAAAAGAACCGACTTTGTTCGGTGATGAGGAATAATTATGCTTAGTCCAGAGTATTTGCGCAGAATAACAGAAGGCAGTGAACAGATTGCCGAAGAATTACACCAGTATATTATATCTGAGATTGTATCTCGAATAATGGCAAGAATCGGCAGAGGAGAGAAGTATATACTAACCAATGCCGATGCTTGGAGAATTCGGACATTACAGGAATCCGGTGAGCTACTAGAGGACATTCTGGCAGAATTATCCAAATACACCAAACGTGAACAGCAGGAACTCCTTGAAGCGTTTGAAGATGCCGGAATCACTGCTCTCGATTATGATGATAAGATATACAAGGCGGCAGGATTAAGCCCTGTACCGCTCGAACAGTCGCCAGCTATGATAAGACTCATGGAGCGAAATATGCTTGCAACCATGGGCGAGTGGAAGAACTTCACGAGAACAACTGCAAGTGCTGCTCAGGCGTTGTATATCAACCAGTGTGACCTTGCATACAATCATGTGATGACTGGGGCAGTTGGCTATACGCAAGCCATCAAAGAGGCGGTTAATAACGTTGTGAGTGATGGTGTTACTGTCACATATCAATCTGGCAGAAAAGACACGATTGAAACAGCAGTAGCACGTTCTGTTAGAACTGGTGTGGCTCAGGCTACGGGAGATATATCCCTAAAACGCATGGAAGAAATGGACTGGGATTTAGTTCTGGTCAGTGCTCACATGGGAGCCAGAACAGGTGACGGCGGTGAGAATCCGGGAAATCACGCATGGTGGCAAGGAAAGATATACTCTCGTTCTGGCAAGAGCAAGAAATTTCCACCGTTCTCATTGACTGGATATGGAACAGCAAGCGGACTGTCAGGAATCAACTGTCGGCATAGCTTTGGGGCAAGTGATGGGGAATTTAATCCCTATGCAGAACTATCAGCACAGGATAAAGCCGACAAAGGTAAACAGTACGAAAAGGAACAGCGGCAACGTACTTACGAGCGAAGAATCCGAAAGGCAAAGAGAGAAGTCCTTGGAATGCAAACGGCGGTTGACAACTGCAAGGACGAACAGACGAGATTTGCACTCCAGCAAGACCTTGACCGGAAGTCTTATCTTTTGCAGAAGCAAAATGCTGCATACAAAGATTACTGCAAGCAGAATGATCTAAGAGAACTGCAAGACCGGCTCATGATAGCTAAATGGAGCCGCCAGAACGCCGCAAAAGCCAGAGGAGCGGCAAAACGATATAAGACAGCAAAGGGGATTGACTGATGGACAGATGGGAATATTACAATCCGAATCCTGCCGGGAATCGAGTCGGAGATTGTGCTGTCCGGGCAATATGCAAAGCAACTGGCTTCGACTGGGAAACGGTATTCGTCGGATTAATGATACAGGCATGCGCTCTGTCAGATATGCCAAGCGCAAATTATGTCTGGGGTGCGTATCTCTATAAGCATGGATACAGACGCAAACTGATTGAGCAATCAGAACGGTATGTCTATACAGTCAACGACTTTTGCACAGACCATCCGACAGGTACATACATTCTCTGCATAGATGGTCATGTGGTGACAGTACAAGACGGTAAATATTATGATACATGGGATTCCGGAAATGAGATCCCGGTATACTACTGGGAAAAGGAGTAGCTAAATGAGCATATCAGAATTTGTACAGATTTTTCTCTCTATCTGTGGAGGGGTGTCTATTGTTGGGGGCGCGGCAGCCGTAATCTTTAAGTGGATTACTCCGGCATTCCGACTTAATAAGCGAGTAGAGACACTGGAAGAACATGATAGACGAGATTATGAAAGTCTTCAGAGGATTGCAGAGCGAGATTCATTAATTCTGGAAGTGTTGTCGACCATGCTGGATAGTCAGATTAGTGGGAATAATGTAGAAGAATTAAAAAAAACAAAACAGAAGCTCACGGAGTATCTTGCACAGAATCAGCGTTAATTGCATTAATAAGGGGTATGCTCATGAAATTATATGTGTTCACAAAGAAAGATATAGACAGGTTCTTGATAGAGTGTAATTTCACACCGGACGAAGAAAGACTGTTCCGGCTGAGATGTAAGGAATATACGCTCGAATACTGCGCTGAACAGATGAACGTGAGCATATCTACGGCGAAACGGTTAAGCCGCCGGGTGAACAATAAAATAATTAAAGTGTGCTGATACTTTTTGGATACTAATTAGAGCCAGAAACGACCTGTTTCCGGTTCTTTTTTTATGTAAAAATATAATCAGAAAGGCGGTGCATAAGATGGCATTATATAACAATCCTTATCAATATAGCTTTGGCGTTCCGGGACAGATGAACCAGTTCCAGCAACAGCCTGTCCAGATTCCAGCTCAACCAGTACAGCAACCACAGCAGAATAATAGCGGTATCCTGTGGGTATCCGGCGAAGTCGGCGCAAAATCCTATCTGGTAGCACCCGGGACAAGTGTTTTGCTGATGGATTCAGAGAGTGAAAAGTTCTACATAAAATCCACAGATGTTTCTGGCATGCCGCAGCCACTGCGAACATTTGAATACCACGAGGTGGGCTCTCAGATGCCGCCTAAACAGCCTGTTCAGAACATGGACAGTAAGTATGTCACCAGACAGGAATATGACGATTTAAAGGGCAAATACGAAGCTATTATAAACCGATTAAATTCATTTTCTGAACCTGTTAGGGCTAATACCGTGCAGGAGTCAGCAATCAAGGGAGGAAACACAGATGAGTAATCCATTATTTAACGCACTTGGCGGTGGGATACCGCAGGGAAACGGACCAATGCAGATGATACAGCAGTTTATGCAGTTTAAGCAGAATTTTAAAGGAGATCCGAAAGCAGAAGTTGAGAAAATGCTACAGTCTGGACGGATTTCCCAACAGCAACTTAATCAGGTTCAGCAGATGGCAGGGCAGTTTCAGAATCTGTTGAAAGGAATGAAATAGTACATTACAATCTGGCCAGATTGATGTAAATATACAATAAAGGAGATTATATTATGGATGGAAATTATAGCTTAGCAGATATTGCCGCTGCTACTGGAAACGGTAGAAATAATGACGGCATGTTTGGTGGAGATGGTAGCTGGTGGATTATTGTTTTATTCATTTTTGCTTTCTTCGGATGGGGAAACAACGGCTGGGGCAATAATGGAAACGGCGGTGGATATGTAGCCACAGCAGCTACTCAGGCAGACATCCAGAGAGGATTTGACAATTCCGCTGTGATTAGCAAACTTGACGGAATCAATAACGGTCTCTGTGACGGATTCTATTCAATGAACAATGGTATGCTTACCGGATTCAACGGAATCAACACAAACATCATGCAGACTGGTTTCGGCATTCAGCAGGCTATTAACGCTGACACTGTAGCAAATATGCAGAATACCAATGCACTCCAGGCACAGCTTGCGAACTGTTGCTGCGAAACCAGAGAAGCAATTCAGGGCGTAAACTACAACATGGCACAGAATACCTGTGCATTGCAGAACACCATGAACAGTAACACAAGAGACATTATCGACAGCCAGAACGCCGGAACAAGGGCAATCCTTGATTACCTGTGCAACGAGAAGATATCCAATCTCCAGGCTGAAAACAATGACCTCAGACGTGCCGCTTCTCAGGATCGCCAGAGCGCACTTCTCACAACTGCAATGGCTTCACAGACACAGCAGCTCATTAATGCGATTAATCCGGCACCGATTCCGGCATATCAGGTTCCTAATCCGAACACATTTTACGGATGCGGATGCAACACTGGATGTAATTGCTGATAACTTCATATCGAGAGTATCTTTCGATTGATTCGGATGTCGGCTTATGCCGTATTACACAGAGGGCAGGCTGAGACCTGTCCTTTTGTGATATGAAAGGAGTATTTTTATGGCAGAATTTACAAATGTAGCTGCTCAGACTGTAGCAGCAAATGGAAACGTAGTATTTTCAAACACAGCAGTCAAAGGTTCTAACTGCATTCAACACAGGGAGGGAAGTGGAATCATTACGCTGAGAGGACTTACTAACCAGTGCAAGGCTAGATTTTTCGTGGACTTCTCTGGTAATATTGCAATTCCAACAGGTGGTACTGTCGGGGCTATCTCTCTGGCTATTGCAATATCTGGTGAGCCGGTTCTTTCTTCTCAGATGATTTCCACACCGGCAGCAGTAGACCAGTACAACAATGTGTCCTCTGGAATCTATATTGATGTACCTCGCGGATGTTGCGTTAATATCGCAGTAGAGAATACAAGCGATCAGGCTGTTTCTGTTGCGAACGCAAACATTGTTGTGACCAGAGAAGCATAGGAGGTGTGATTATGAGAGACATTAAAGACTTATGTGCAAGAATTGAAGACGAACTGTCCAAAATTGCTGACAGTGGACTGACCACTGGAAATCTGGAAATGACATACAAGCTGATTGATATGTACAAAGATATCAAGAACACTCAGTACTGGGATAAGAAAGTAGAGTACTACAACGCTGTCCTTGACGAGATGCGTGGCGGATACAATGACGATTACAGCGAACGTGGAAGAAAGCGCGACAGTATGGGGAGATACAGTTCAAATGACGGCAGAATGATGCCGGATTACGACCGGGGCAGTTCTTATGCCAGACGTGGGGAACATTATGTCAGAGAACATTACAGCCGTTCTGACGGACGAGACGCTTACGATGACTACATGACACAGAAACAGAGCTATCGTTCCGGCAAGTCTGAGGACTGTAAGAGGAAGATGCTTGCCGCATTGGAAGAACACCTTGACGAGCTTACTACAGAAATGAGCGATATGTCCAAGGATGCAGAGTGTAGGGAAGAACGTGATCTTGTCAAGAGATACGTGGAAAAACTTCGGGATATGCTCTAATTTGATGAAACATGTACCACAACTTTTTGAAGGTTCTGTGATACAATATATTCGTAGGGAAGATTTGTAAGCAGAAATGCTTGACATAGACATTTTTATTGCTTTCCTCCTTTCTTTAAGCAGATGCGTGTCCTTAATAGAAACAGGTTCGGGGTGGAATCTGGAGGTTGAAAAGCGGATGCAATTTCCGACACGTATCATTGCCGCTAGTGCATGGCGGCATACCTCCTTGTGAGCATATAACTGAACAGTGAAATCCAACCCGTGCAGAGGTGTGCGGCCGTATAGGCGGTGTTGACGTAGCCCGAAACGTCTCGTGTTTAGGCATAGCACGATAAATACCTTGCTAACCCGGGAATCCGGGTTATGTGGAATGTACGCTAGTGGAAAACTGACAGGGTCGCGCTCTGGTCTCCGGTTCGATTCCGGGCATTCCGCTTTGATTTGGTTAGAATTACGCTGTCTGTATACAGATGGTCTATGATTCGACTGAATTTATCTCATGAGAAAAGGTTATTGCTTATCCTGCTGTCTGGTGTCCGGATCAAAAAGCATAATGAAATGTAGCTCAGTGGTAGAGCAACATCCGCATAGGGTGCGTGTCGGCGGTTCGATTCCGCCTATTTCATTACCTTGCCAGTGGTCTAACTGGCTTAATCCATTTACCTGCGGCGGCAGGTCAATAAACACGACCAGGAGGATGTTATGTTATGCAGAAACTTATTGACACATTAAAATCATTTGGAATTGAAATCCCGGAAGACAAGCAGGCAGATGTGAAGAAAGCACTCTCTGAGCATTATAAGAATGCAAAGGAAGTAGCGAAAACCCTGTCAAAAGTCGAGGGAGAACGCGACAGCTGGAAAGAACGTGCTGAGGCAGCAGAGGAAACCTTAAAAGGGTTTGACGGTATCGACCCGGCGAACATTCAGACAGAGCTTGCTGGATGGAAGAAGAAGGCTGAGGACACAGAGAAAGAATTCAATGCGAAAATCTACGAAAGAGATTTTGACGATGCTCTTAAAACTGCATTGGAAAATGTTAATTTTTCATCTCCAGCAGCTAAAAGATGTGTTACTGCTGATATCAAATCAGCTGGTCTTAAGCTTAAGGACGGAAAGATTCTTGGACTTAATGATTTACTTGAACAGATGAAACAGGATGAACCTGATACATTTGTAGATGAAAGTCAGCAGCAGGCTCAGCAGAATCAGGCAAGATTTACTACTCATGTTGGGCAGCAGAAGACACCAGGAAGCATGACTAAAAAAGATATCGAAGCAATCAAAGACCCGTCCGAGAGACAGGCTGCAATTGCTCAGAATATCCAGTTATTCCAGTGATTTTTTTTACACCGACTATACACCAGAGTATAGCCGCTAACCCAATACCTTAACAATTATGGGTAGAAAGGACTTTTTTTATGGCAGCAAAAACTAATCTTATTATGAGTAATGATATTCAGGTCACAGCACGTGAGATTGACTTTGTAACCAGATTCGAAAGAAACTGGGAACACTTGCGTGAGATTCTGGGTATCATGAGACCTATCAAAAAGCAGCCGGGTGCTGTACTCAAGTCTAAATACGCAGAGGGTACTTTGCAGAGCGGAAAAGTGGCAGAGGGTGAGGAAATCCCTTATAGCAAATTCGTTGTGAAAGAAAAAGACTATGTGGAAATGACTATCGAAAAGTACGCAAAGGCTGTATCTATCGAAGCAATCAAGGACCACGGTTATGAGAACGCTGTTCAGATGACCGATGATGAATTCCTTTTCCAGCTTCAGACCAATGTTACTGAAAGATTTTACAACTATCTAAAAACAGGTACTCTCTCATTCACGGAAACCACTTTCCAGATGGCTCTGGCAATGGCTAAAGGTCGTGTAGAAAACAAATTCAAACAAATGCACAGAAATGTAACTGGCGTTGTTGGGTTTGTAAATATTCTGGACGTGTACGAGTATATCGGAGCAGCTGAGATTTCTATTCAGAACCAGTTCGGCTTCCAGTATGTGAAAGACTTCCTGGGATTTAAAACAATCTTCCTGTTATCTGACAGCGAGATTCCGAGAGGAACAGTAATCGCCACACCCGTTGAGAACATCGTTCTTTACTACGTGGATCCGAACGAATCTGATTTTGCAAGAGCAGGTCTTGTATATACTGTATCCGGCGAAACAAATCTGATCGGATTCCATACACAGGGCAACTACCACACAGCAGTGTCTGAATCATTCGCGATCATGGGTCTTACACTCTTTGCAGAGTACATTGACGCCGTCGCTGTCGGAACTATCAACGCAACTCAGACACTTGGAACTCTCACTGTAAACTCCGCAGCGGGAAGTAAGAGTGGAGATACAAAAGTGACTGTTACTCCGGCAAAAGCAAACGCAGGAAATGTGTATAAGTACAAAGTTGCATCATCTGAGACTTCCGTAGACTACGGACAGAATGTGAAGAACTGGAGCGCGTGGGATGGCGAATCTGACATTACCGCAACAACAGGGCAGGTAATCACAGTGGTTGAGTGTGACAGTACCTATAAGGCACTGAGCGCCGGACACGCAACTGTAACAGCAAAATGATAAGGAGCAGCTATGGAAATCGATATGAAAGATTTTAAAGAAGCTATGGAAACAGCGGTTGAATGGTTTCGAAAAAACTGCAACCCGCACCAGAAAATCATCATTTCGGGTGATGGCGTGGAAATGGTTTCAGGAGAAATGGCTTTTCCTGTGAAACCTGTAGATTGATCAGGAGGTAACTGGCATGGCTTATGCAGATTATGATTTTTACACAGAATCCTATTATGGCAATGTCGTGCCAGAAGCTGACTTTGATCGTCTGGCAGCCAGAGCCAGCGATTTTATTGATACATTGACATTTGATAATTTGGTGGACGGACTGCCAGCTGATAAGCGTTCACAGAAACGTATTAAAAAGGCGGTCTGTTCACTGGCTGAATTAATGTATCAGATTGAGCTTGCTGAGAAGAATGCTACCAATGCCGCTGTGAGCGGTACGTCAACCGCAATCGGGTCCGGTGGTAGCACGACAGGCATTGTAACATCTGTATCATCTGGCAGTGAATCCATCTCTTATGCAACGCCACAGCAGAAAGCATCAGGTGCAAAGGAATGGAGTGCAGTGTATGCCGCCGCCGGAGATGTGCAGAAAACGAATGACTTACTTTACAAGACGGCTTTACCGTTTCTAATGGGAGTAAGGACGGATGATGGAATACCAGTTTTGTATGCAGGAGTGTAACTATGGCTAATTATGGCGTGCCGTATAAGGGCAGTAAAAATAAAATTGCAAAGCAAATTATTGATTTCTTACCTTCCGGCGGTACGTTATATGATTTATTCGCAGGCGGTTGCGCAATCACACATTGCGCTATGGAATCTGGAAAATATGACAGGTATATCGTTAATGATATTGAACCAGGAATTACTCAACTTTTCATTGATGCAGTTAACGGGAAATATGCAAATGAAAAAAGATGGATTAGCCGAGAAGATTTTTTTAAATTAAAAGAATCAGATCCATATGTAAAATATTGTTGGAGTTTTGGAAACAATGGACGCGATTATCTTTATTCAAAAGCAATAGAACCATTAAAAAAACATCTTCACAATATATTTTTTGCAGAAAATTTGCAGGAAGCAAGGCTTGAATGGAAAGCGTTTATTAGAGATTTTTGCACAAGCAAACAAAGTCTGCAAAGTCTGCAAAGTTTGCAAAGTCTGCAAAGTTTGGAAAGGCTGCAAAGTTTGCAAAGTCTGCAAAGTTTGGAAAGGCTGGAAAGGCTTTGTACGGACTACGGAAATATAAGAATAGAGTCAGATGCTGTAATTTACTGTGATATTCCATATAAAAATACAAACAGATATGGAGATGAAAAAGCAGAATTTGACTATAACTCTTTTTATGACTGGGCTTGTTCACAGAACGTTCCTGTATTTATATCGGAGTACGATATGCCAGAAGATAGATTTGAATGCGTACTTGAAATGAAAAAGCAATCTTGCATGGCTGCTACAAAAACGCTTTCAGTAACTGAGAAATTATATATTCCTAGGAAGAAAGGAAAGATAAAATGAAAGTAGGAGGTACCTGAATAATGGATATTTCAACATTAGGCTCATGCGTAGCAATCGTTATGATTTGTTACATCGTAGGAATGGGCTGCAAAGCATCAAAAAGAATCTCTGATGAATGGATTCCAGTGATCATGGCGGTTATTGGTGGGATTCTCGGAGCGGTCGGAATGGGAATTATCCCGGATTTCCCGGCAACGGATTATATCACGGCAGTTGCAGTCGGTATGTTTAATGGGTTGTCAGCTACCGGTGTGAATCAGATTATTAAGCAGACAGTGCAGAAAGAATAATTAAGGAGAGGGTATCATGTACGAAAAAACTTTGACGATTTTCAATTATTATGAGAGTCCGACAACAAGAGATGCGTACTGGTATCCTCATGTTTTATCCGGAATTGACCTCATTACGGACAAAGGGGCAATCCTTAAGAAATACGGTCCAGACGCAACAGACAACGCACAGTTACACATCCATTATACCGCCCAGAATGGTGATATGACCATTATTGACAAGGATGGCAAGATTCTCCCATATGTACCGCCTAATGAGTGGAAAAGGCAGATTAACAACGCTCTGGAAGACACTATCACATTCTCAGATGAATCGTTCTTCTGGGAGGGTGAGTGGACTGGTGGAATAGTAACCGATGGCGATTACCGAAATGGATTCTATCAGTACATGAATGAGAATAAGGATAACGTGTTCAAGATTACCAGTGTAGGCGGTCCATATACACTGATTCCGCATTTTGAGATTCTGGGTAAGTAATATGAGTAAAACTCATCATTTCAAAGGATTCTCTGTAGTTGATGGAGATATGAAAATTAAACTGAATATGGATAGATTCTCCAGACAGTATCAAGAAGCCCAGTACCTCCTTGATGGAATGGTTATGGACAGTATGATAGAGTTTATGCCAATGATTTCGGGAGATTTTATTGACCGAACAAGAGCCAAAAGTACATCGATGCAAGGGACTGGATTTGTATGTGCGGCGGCAGAACCAGATGGACGTTTTCTTTATTTTGGAAAAACCATGGTCGACCCCGCAACAGGTAGCACATGGGCAAGACACGATGCGGAAAAGGTTCTTGTGAGTCAGTATTCTGGCAAGACGAACGCAAAGGAAAATCTTCAATATACAAAATCACCGCATACTCAGGTACAAGCTGAATGGTTCGATGCCGCTAAACGAAAATACGGCAGTACATGGCTTCGCAAAGTAAAAGCACAGGCAGGAGGTGGCAGACATGGCAGATAAACCTATCGGAGTAGATGCAACCGGATATGACATTCTGACAGACGCCATGAAAGCACTTCTAAACCAGTATCCGGGACTACACGACAATGAAATAATCAAATTCGAGGAACTTGGCAAAGAATCGGGAATTGCGTTTTCAGCAGACAACGGGGCGCTGATCTATTCAGAAAAAGAAGATGTTTGTGGCGTAATGCATCAGGTATGCCAGTATCCATTTTATGTGGTATACCGAACAGCATCCGACAAGGAGAGGCAGAAATTATCTGTTCAGAAATTTTTGGATAATCTCGGTAAATGGATATGCAGAGAACCAGTTGTCATAAATGGCACTGAGACACGTTTAAATGCGTTTCCAGAGCTTTCACAGGGGCGAGTGATAAAACGTATCACCCGTGATAACTCCTATGGTTTAAAACCGCAGGAGAGTGGCGTACAGGATTGGCTATTGCCATTATCAGTGAGATACGAAAACACTTATGAAGTAATATAACGAGTAACAACCGGCTATCAGTTGGAGATAGTCGCTAACCTACACAGCCTTTTAAAAGTTATAGGCAGAAAGGACATTTCTATGGCAGTTACAGGCAAAATTGACCGTAAATATATGGCTCATTACATTGACGCAGGTTCCCTCTGCGGAGGGCTGACGCCGAAATATGAACGTCTTGGAAAGGATCTGGAAGAGTACAACATCGAACTCAACCCGGATACCGAAACATCTAAAAACATTCTTGGAGAATCCACATTTAAGCATAATGGCTATGAGGTATCTTCTGATGCTGATCCGTTCTATGCGGATACCACATCTGACTTGTTCGGAGCATTACAGAAGATTGTAGATGGACGTCTCAAAGACGATAACCTCAAAACAAAAGCAGTTGAGGTTCATCTCTGGACAGAAGCCACAGCAGGCAAGTATGAAGCATATCAGCAGGACTGCTACGTTGTGCCGACATCCTACGGTGGAGACACATCTGGCTATCAGATTCCATTTACTGTCAACTATGTTGGCGAACGTGTAAAAGGAAAATTTGATATCAGTTCCGGTACATTCACAGCTGACAGTGAATAAGCACATACACAAGGAGGATATGCTAAATGGCAAAAGTAATTAATACCAAAATTGATGATGGAATTTTTACATTCACGTTTACCAACAACGAAGACGAAGTTTTTTCTTCTTTCAAGCTTAACCCGACTGATATCAATGTAGCAGCACGTGCGGAGGAACTGGGAGAGTACTTTGACCAGCTTAAAAATTCTATTCAAAAAGTCACATCTGGTAAGGAAGTGGCAGAACTGAACAAACAGATCGAAGACAAAATCAACTATCTGCTCGGATATGAAGCATCAAAAGACCTGTTCAAGGAGCCGATCACAGCGACTACTGTATTCGGCAATGGTCAGGTATTCGCCTACATCGTACTTGACAAGATCGCAGAAGCAATCGCACCGGAAATCGAAAAGAGAAAAAAGAAAATGCAGGCAGCAGTTAATAAGTATACGGAAAAGTATACAAAATGACCGCCTATGAGCTTCCCACCTCACTCAATATCAGTGGGGTGGATTTTTCTATCAGAACAGATTTTCGAGCGATTATTGATATTCTCATAGCCATGAACGACCCAGAACTGGACGAGCAGGCGAAAGCAGTTGTTATGTTGCAGATTCTGTTTGAGGACTGGCAAAGCATACCGGCTGAGTGTCTGGATGAAGCTTGTCAGAAAGCATCAGAGTTCATCGACTGCGGACAGTTGGACGATAATCCGAACCGCCCAAAGCCCCGTTTGATGGATTGGGAACAGGATGGAGACATGATTGTTCCGGCGGTAAACAAGGTTGCCGGTAAAGAAATCAGAGCCATACCTTATATGCACTGGTGGACGTTCTTTGGGTACTTTATGGAATCTGGTGAATGCCTGTTCAATACAGTTGTTGGAATCCGGTCAAAAAAGGCAAAAGGTGAACGTCTGGATA